GCACCAGAGTTAGTGTGTGTGCCGGAGTAGTGATACTCGTTGGCCTCCTAACTAAGGTGTCTATGCGACGGATGGCCCCTACGTCATCAATAGCTACTGCAATGAACCCACGTAATCGTAGGCTCATCGACCAGCAGCCGGCCCTTCCAGGAGACCAAGCAGTTAGGCCCGCAGGTGCATGCGGATCTAACCACGTTTCTGATATATGGAATAAGGACCAGGTAGGAACTGGTCTGTCAGCCCCACATGCTGATAGATTGGTTGCCTACCTGCAAATTCGATCTGTATACCAGAAACGTGACCTAGCGCTGCTTCACCGGTTGGTGCAGCATGCCGTTGTTTGGCAGAAAGAGCACCGAATCACAGATACTGACTTTGTCAGTATTCTCCCTGTTTCGGTAGCAATTGCATTCGGCCTTAGCGCTTTCGAGCGCTCAGGTTTGGATGCATTGCGTGCTCGCTCTGTCAGCGACGCCATTGCTGCAACAATTGATGGAGTATCCACGGCGCACTGCAATGTCACCTTGACTGACGTTTTAACACGTCAGCCCGGTGCGACATTGCAGGCTTGGTTGGGCTCCTGGTTAGGACCTACGCATATACTGCTCTCTGATAGCAGTGCTTAAAGTAGGGTAGTTAAGCTTCCTCGTCTTCACTCAGCTCCAACACCGCCGGCGATTTTGGCGGCTGCTGGTTGTTTTGTGAAGCGGGATCCTTTAACTCCCTGCTCAAAGCAAGGTTATTATTGGCAGTGTTTGCCATTGCCTCCAGACTACACTCGTGTACATCTGCATGATTCTTGCATTTGCAATGAACGTTATGCTCTTGCTACACGAGTGTTGTTGCATACACCCATTCCGAATTACGTCGGATTGCGAGCTCTTCGACTCGCCTTTAGACGTTTGGGTTGTAAGCTTGCTAATTATGGTTTGGTTCCTTGGACTTTGGATAAGTTCATTGAATCAATGCCTTCACATAAGCGGCAAGTTTACAAGACGGCTGCAATCTCCTTAACTAAGGAGCCTATTTGTTCTGCGGATGCGCGGATTAACATGTTTGTTAAAGTTGATAAGTTTGATGGGCTTATTGACTCGACAGCATGTGGTAAGCGCATACGACCTCGGGCGATCCAAGCCAGAACACCACGTTTTAACACCGCTTTTGGTGTCTTTATTAAGGCTATAGAATCCGTTCTATATCATTATAAAGGTCCCAAGAGAGGTGTTAAACGTAGTGTTGTGTTTGCCAAGAGGTTAAACGCACACCAAAGGGCCGATGTGTTGAGGTCAAAGTTAGAAGAATTCTCTGACCCGATTGTTATATCAGCTGATGCGACACAGTTTGATGCGCATGTTCTTACATGTCACCTTCAAATGTGTCACACGCTATATAATCGTTTGTTCAGAGATCCAAT